CCACTTCAGAGTGTCTCCTGTCTCGTGGTCCACAGCCCAGAAGGACTCATTAGCAGGGGCAGGGTCGATAAATGTTTTCTTAACCCAGTTATGCCCTGATCCGCCAGGGTTTGATGTAGCCCTTTGGATTAGGGGTAGTCCTGTGCCTGTTGATGTACGTAAACGAGAACGCATATAGTTCCAGGCGTAGGCGGAAGGCCATTGGGTCAGCTCATCAAAGCCAATCCAGTTAAAAGCCTGCCCTTGGTAGCGTTGTACGTCATCGTCTTTGTCTAGGTAGGACATCCAAAGTGTTGCACCACTAGGGAATATCCAAGTCTTTTCTCTTTCAAGGAACTTAGAGCCAGGGACAGCCTTTGGGTAGAGGTCTTTAGAGACAGAGATCAATTCACGGAGTTCTTCAGTGGATCGACGTACCAATAGCATGTTAGACTTAGGGTTATTTACGTAGCGAACAGGGTCGGCTACCATTGCGTAGCTTTTACCCCCTCCAGCAGCCCCACCGTAGAGCACTTCTTGCTCCGAGGCAGATAGAAAGTCTGTCTGAGGACCAGGGTTGGCTTGGAAGATCACACTCTGTGCTTTCTCCACCTCAACATCAGGTGCCTTAACCTTCGCTGGAACCTTCACCGGCTCCTGAGGAATTACTTTCTCTTCGACCAAGGCTTCTTTCTTCAATGTGTTTGGCTTTTTCACTCGCTTCTTTGTAGCATCGGGCGAGGTAGCGGTAGTTTGAAGATTCTTGCGTACGTTGTTGCTCACTCTTAACTCTTGTCCTTAACCCTACGTGGGAGATTGACCTCCCGCTTTGTTTTGTTAGCCAGTTAGCTACATCTCGATAGCTGTACTGCTTTAAGAAAGACTTAGCTTTCTCCATTAACTCTAGTTCAAGGATGATTGGAAGCAGGATGTCTTTATCGTCTGGGTCTTGCTCGTAACCAAAAGGAACCACCCGCCCTAGGCGTACTACGGGGAGGAATGTAAATCCATCCGAGGTAGCCTTGGGCTTGGGTAGTTTGAACTCTCTGTCTATTTTAACCATTTATGACACCTTTGTCAAGTCTTAGTCTTTAGGGGGGAGAATAAAGATCGGGGACTCAGCTTTGATCTCTACTTTGTCCGCGCCTTTATGTCCTGCTCGGTCCAAGAAGTCCTTAGCCGCAGCCATCTTCTCTTTATTACCTAGGTCAGTCGGGTTGTCCATTACAGTCTTCATAGCCCATGCCGCTTGGACCCCAGTGGTGACAAGGAACTTCTTTGTCTTCTCTGCAATCTCACTCTCTAGTGCTTCAACAATAGAAGAAGTAGAAACGTTAGGGCTGTACCCTGCTATTTTCTTTGCTTCAACATAGCTGCCTTTAGCATCCTCGAAGAGGACATCTAAGAACGCCTGTTGCATCTCTGTTAGTTTACGTGCCATCAATGTCTCCTGTATAGTCTGTCCCTGTCGGCATCCGTAGGCGATACGCCGTAAGCATTTCGTCCTCAGTGCTGAACTCCTCTACGTCTGCATCCTTACGGTAAGAGACGACACTCCCCTTGGAAAGAGAAATAGGGCAGCTGTTAATAATAAAGTGACCTGAAGTCTTTGTTATAATCGACATTAAACAGTACCTCCGTCTAGTATTGTCCACGAGTTTGTGTTGATTAATTTAGCTCTGGCCGCAGCTGCAGCGCCGCCTGCAGTGTATTTACTAGAGCCAAAATTGGGGCTGAACCCGCTTGCTGGGTTTTGAGCAGCCCAATTAATCAGCAAGCTATCATAACGATAGGTTGGAAGGGTTCCCAGTGAGGCGAAGTGGCGAAGAGCGTTACCATCATTTGCCGTGGGCGGTCCAGAATGCAGTGCCTCGATATTGAAATTTTCAACCCCTACAATATCTGTAAGAGAAGATGGTGCACTAGTCCCCAGATTGCCAGAAAACATAAGCATCATAGACAGACCACGAGTAGTGTCGAAACCACTAACGTTAAGTGAAGTAAGCCCTGTGCCATAGAACATGTAGCTGAAGTCTAGAGCTGAAGAGGTGTCAAAACCAGCAGTGTCAAAATGAGTTAGGGACGAGCAGTTAAAGAATAGGCTGGCCATAGATGTAACGTTAGACGTGTCTGTTTTTCCAGCCCTAAACGACGTCATATTTACGCAATTCTGAAAAGCATACTCAAGAAGGAGCCAGCCAACGACACCTAGGTTTTCAACAGACTTGACCTTTTGCCCAGATGTATTGTCAGCTACAAAGCGGACACTCGGGAATGACCCACTAATCTTGATCTGGTGGTCACCTGCGTTGGCATAGGTATGTGTTAGGTCCGAGTCGTTATACGTAGTTATTAATGAAGTTGTTCCATCACCCCAGTCAACCGTGGCGTTAAAGGTGCCTACATCTGAACATGGAATTGAAAACACCTCATTAGCGCCCGTAGTTGCTATCGTAAAGATAAAGTCAGTTACGGCACGAACTGACAGCAAGGTTATAAATGCACTCTTCACCTTAACCTCTTAACGCAATGAAGACATCAAGGTCGTCGCCTGTGCCGCCAGTAGCAAGTGGACGTAAGTAAACAAAGGAGGTACTGAACTCAGCCCCACCTGAGGTTGCAACCCCTATAGTATTTCCTGCTCGGTCAGATAAGGCTACCCAATTAGTGCCGTCGTTGGAGCCTTGGAGAGCAACAGAAGCGCCTCCAAAAGTTCCAACCACCTGAATAGAACCAACAACGGGGGAGGTGCCTGCGGCAAGCACAGAGCCTGGGGCTGTGTCTGCTGTGTCTAGGTTGTCGTACGTAAAGAGGTCGCAACCCGATACAGGGTGGGAAGTGTTAAGTGTAAGTGCCATGTCGTTTTATTCCTTTGATTTACTGTTTTGTTTTCTTAGCTATTTTCTTAGGCTGAGCGACATGTTGTTTGCCTGCTTTGGTGCCTTTACGTTTGGCCGCAGAGGTTGCTGCATACTCTTTCTTAGTTAAGGCAGCCCTGGCTTTCTTGGGTAGGTAACGCTCACCTGTGGCTTTCTTACCTTGGGTAGAGTTCTTACCGCTCTTAGTGCCCCAGTCTTCTTTAGTCCACTTACTTAGACTTTTTTGACTCTTTGCTTTTGCCATCTGTTTTAGCCTTTGCAGTTTTACTTAGGTCTTTGTAGTGGACCAGTGCTTTTGAGGACTTAGACATCTTAGCACCTGACATCAACGTCCCATCTTTATGTTTATGGGTAGCGCCTTTGTGTTCAGTACCATTCTTTAAATAGTGTTTAACACCCTTCATTACTTGTAACCTCCGCCTTTAGCTTTATATTGCTTAGCTACCATCTGGGCTTTACGGGCAGACCACTGTCCAGGGCTACCGCCTTTACCTCCAGCCTTGATCTTAGCCACAAGGTTCTTACGCATGGTAGGTTTAGTGTAGTTACCCGCTGCGTTGACTGTGCTCTTCTTAGCCATTTAGAAACCAGAACGCTTGCCCGGCTTACCATAGTTGGCGCGAGGGGCTTTGTTGCTGCTGGCAGGTTTACGCTTCTTCTCTGACTCTTTCTTCTTCTTCTTTGCCTCTAGTTCTTTAAGCTTGGCTTCAGCCTTCTTCTTCTTTTCTTCGAGTTCTTTAAGCTTGGCTTCAGCCTTCTTCTTTAGAGCTGAGAAGAAACCAGCACTAGAGGTTTCTGAAGGACTTGCTTTAGAGCGAGTCGTAGGGCCCGCTGAGGTTACCTTGACTGAAGGACGGGCCTTGGGCCGTAAAGATGTCTGCGGTGCGTCTTTAGCTACTCGAGCTGGCAGTGGGCGGGGTTTTACCTTGATAGGTTCTTTCTTTGCAGCTGGACGTGCTTTCGGGCGGAGCGAAGTTTTAGGGGCAGCTGCCTTTGGTTTTTCTTCTTTAGTACGGGTGTGGTATTTCTTACCTTTGAAGGTAAACTCTTTCTTGCCTGCTTTACGTGCAGCAGCAAATTCAGTTGAAAAACTCATGGTATATTCCTTAGGTTGGGTTAGGTTGGTCTTCGCCGTAAGTTACCGTTTAAGCCAACTTACCATTTTTCACGATCAGCCCAATAGGCTGCACTCATCTTGCCTTTAGATATGTTCTTGCCGTGCCGAGCTTTAAAACTCTTACGTTTAGCTTTCATCTTATCTGTCTCTCCAGCTTTAGGTTTCCCTGCTGTGCTGGCTCCTTGCTCCCCAAACCTGATGGTCTTGATCTTGTCGCCTTCTTTAGCAACAACAACGTGGGATTTCTTAGGGTGACCTGGGGTGCGTTTAGGTTTGTTGAAACCACTTACCCCTGCTCGCTCTAGTCTTGGGTCTTTCGCCATAGTCCTTTTATCCTTTTAGCTATTTCACCAGGTGACGGAGCTATCCAACCTATGATGGCTATCAAGATAAGAAGTATTGAGTTCTCGTTATTAACAATCTTCTCTACACTCTCTGCCTTTACCTTCGTGGTGTCTTGGGTTTGCTTGATGTCTCTAGCCTGTGGTCTTATCAGTTTAATACTGTTCTGATTAGTCTGGCCGATGGTCTGGCTGTTCTCTGCTCCTGCCTGTACGTTAGCTGTTACACCATTAGGTTTCAGGAGGCTTAGAGGGTTTAGTTTGGAACAACTTGGTAGAATCGTCAACACGCTTAAGACCAAAGACCACAGCAGCATACGAAAGGATCGGTAAGATGATAACTGAAACAAGAGGGACGTTCTCCTTATAGATTACCCAGACCAGGACACCTAGTAAAACTAGAGCTGTCTCACGGGACCATGTTTTCTTCTTGGGCATCGGTGTGTTCCTTACACTGGAGAGTCTCTGTAAGGACGCCTAAGGGGCCTCTAAGAGTTTTCAGGAGTAACCCCTGCCAAACCCTATGTGAGCCCCCTTAGATCGTCTCTATGGACGTTCGTTTACTGTTGTGGGTAAACGCTCAATAAAGTCACGAATACTTTTTATGTTTTCATCAATACGACCAAGGGTTACTTCTTGGTTGTTTACGACATTACGAATCTCTCGGTTCTCTAACTTTAAGTTTGAGATAGAACTCTTGTTGTTTTCTACGTCACTGCTTAGTGAGGCGACAAACCAGATTAAAGCGACAGTCTGAATAAAGATTGCTAGGACAAATGAAACGGGCACAGCTTTAGAGAGGTGCCATTGCTGGTCAGCCATTAGTACTCACCTCGAGGTAGTTCAAAGTGAACCCAATCTATAAAGCTGTGGTCCGTGTGGTGTCCGTCTCCATCCCAGTCAGCACCCCAGCGTAAGGGGACACGTAGCTCTTGAGCCGCCTGGATCATGGAGGCACCAATCTCTTGGTAGTTCACATAGTCATCGTCATGGGATACTTCGTAGAACGAGTCAGCGTTTGATGTGTCCCAGGAAATCTTTCCTTCTTTCCACAACCACAGATCGACAGCGTGAGAGTAACCGTCTACAACTAGGTGGCGACTGTTCATGGTTTTAGACTTACCGGTACGAACATACTCTCGTTGTGTCTCGATGGTTCGTACACCACAACCTACAAGGAAATCTTCCTCGGTGATCGTGATAGCTTTCTTAACCACAGCGACAAGATCAGGGTGAACCCCCTTCAGTGTGTTGAGGCTTCTTCGTGATAAGCTAAAACTCATTCGTCCCACTCTCTCTTCATATTGGGTTTATAGCAGTCGGAAGGCTTTAAGTGTCCTTCCTTACGCATGGCCCACTCTACGTGATCCAGTGAGTACTGGACCCCTGTGTCACACCGGATAGCTTCTCGGACGTAGAAGACATCAGATCGAGGGATATGGATTCGGTCGGGGTTTACCTCGTCTAAGAGGTTCTTATAAAACTCTTCAATTACTTTGTCGCTCTTGTAGTACATGTCTTCCTACCTAGTTATATTCGTTTGATCGGAACTGTCAATGTCTTAGAAGAGTATGACAAGATAAAGATTTAGGGTGGCCTTCTTACCTTAGGTAAGACCTTGAGTATTATACTCTTAGTATATTAAGTATAGATAAGTATAATAGGGTATAAAGACCCTAAGGTACCAGAGTATAATACTACATGTATACCTATAGTATATAATATAGTGCATGTAGCCCCGCTTGTCAAGAGGTGGCCATACCTTTATTTCGTACCTATAAGCTTTATTATTCTTTACAAGACCCTAGGTTACTTCCATCCTGGTTTATATACTTCTAAGTCCCCTCCTAATCTATGTCATTCTTTAAACTTACCCTAGGTCAACAGGCCCACAGCCCCGACCCACGGTGCCCTTCCCACATGTCAACCTTTTAACACCTTAAAGAACTTATTGTTTATACGTAAGTATATACTCCTAGTCACTAATCAAGCCCAGGTACTTAACAAAAGTATATTTTCCTAAAATCTGTCAAGCTGTGTATATATATATACGTAGGGGGGCGGGGTGGCCCCTGCGGGGGTACCAATAAGTTACACTCACGACGCCTACTCACAGTGTTATAACATAACATTTAGGGTATTAACTCAATAACACACACAGGTATAGGCTAACATGTTGATATCACTACAATAATACTAGTTTGCATAGGTACGATAGATCAATTTTAATGTAAATAGGATTAACATACGGTAGCGTATGGTTTACAAGGGTTCTGATGTACACTGTAGAGGTATACTCACAGCACCTACTCACAGCACCTACTCACAGCACCTACTCACAGCACCTACTCACAGCACCTACTCACAGTGCCTACTCACAGTATCAAACCTATCATAGTATATGCATAGCGTCACACTTACACTTAGCTGGCCCTCACAGGCTCATACAGGACGTCTAAGGGGTGACTAAGGTTTATCAGGTGGGACGGGCAGGGAATGACAAGTATAGAACCCTAGGGGCCGCCTAGGCTTTGTTATATTGGACAACAATAATAGGTCTATTACTTTATTTTACTTTGCTACTTGTAATTGGGTTCCATCGTTCTACGTTATTATACTCTTAGTATATACTAT